GCGGTCAGGAGCCGATGCGGAGCGCCGCCGCCAGGAGCTTGCGGCGCGCATTCAAAGGTTGCTCCAGTGCCGATGAGCTTGCAACGCTTGTCGCCGGGCTATCTGAAGAAGACCTTTCGTTCCTGCTGGGTGACTGGCAGATTTGGGCGAGAGACGATCAACTTCCGCCTGTCTTGACGCCACTCGGCGCTGAATGGCGCGTATGGGTGATCCTCGGCGGTCGCGGCGCTGGCAAGACCCGGGCTGGTGCCGAATGGGTTAGGGCGAAGGCACTGGGTATCGCGCCGGTCGCATCGCAACCTGCAGCGCGCATAGCACTTGTGGGCGAAACGATTGGTGACGTGCGACGGGTTATGGTGGAAGGCGTTTCGGGACTTCTGGCCGTGCACAACGACCATGAGCGACCACGTTTTGAGGCATCCAAAGGTCAGGTCGTCTGGCCCAACGGAGCAGTAGCAGAAATATTCTCAGCAGAGAGTCCTGATGGCTTGCGCGGACCCCAATTCACCGCCGCATGGTGCGATGAGCTTTGCAAATGGCGCAATGCAGAGGCAACGTGGGACATGCTTCAGTTTGCTTTGCGCCTCGGCGAGGTGCCGCAGGCGGTGGTCACAACCACGCCGCGCCCGTTGCCACTTTTAAAGTCGATCTTGGCGGATGCCGCAACGGTGGTAACGCGAGCGGCAACATCTGACAATGCCGACAACCTGGCACCGTCATTCGTCGTTGAAATGCAACGCCGCTACCAGGGTTCGCTGCTCGGTCGCCAGGAACTGGACGGCGAGATTATAGAAAACTTTGCAGGCGGCCTTTGGCGGCGCGATTGGATTGAGGATCAGCGCATCGATGAAGCGCCCGAATTGAAGACCATAGTTGTGGCGGTCGATCCGCCTGTGACCGCGACGGCGCAGTCTGATGCGTGCGGGATCGTCGTAGCCGGGCGTGGCGAGGATGGGCGCGTGTATGTGATTGACGACAGGACATTGCAGGGGCGCGAACCGAATGTGTGGGCGCGCGCGGCGCGGGCTGCCTATCGTGATCACAACGCAGATCGCGTGGTGGCTGAGGTCAATCAAGGCGGTGATCTTGTCGTGACGGTGCTCAAGCAAATCGATGCGGCAATGCCGGTCAGGACGGTTCGGGCAACACGCGGCAAGTGGCTTCGCGCCGAACCGGTAGCTGCACTCTATGCAGAGGGGCGGGTGGTGCATGTTGGCCGGTTCAACGAACTTGAAGAACAGCTCTGTGCGTTCGGGACCGATGGACGTGTGGGTGGGCGCAGCCCGGATAGGCTTGATGCACTTGTCTGGGCGGTAACGGATCTGCTCATCGATCCACCACCTCCTTTGCGACCTCCGCCAAGGCCCTGGATACGCCGTCTGTAATGCAGGGTACGACGATCGCTTTCGGTGCTAGAGCATTTTCCGACGAAGTGGCCGCCGGTTCGTCGCAGAAAATGCGACCAAACCAAAAAGCTAGAGCGCCGGTCCGATGAAATCGGATCGGAATGGGCTCTGTGAGGCGCAAACGCGAGACGCTTTTGCACGCCACATGTGAGAGCATTCAGCCTTGAATGGCAGGCCGAGAAAAACTGCAAATCCGTTGTACTTCGCCAACTATAAGGACGATATGTATGTCGCGCATGACTAACGCACTGGAACGTTTGTTGCCGCGGCGGACCAGAAGCGACCTGGCCACGAAGGCGAGCAAAGCCCATCGCCTGGTTGCTGTGGAGCAATTGGGGCAACCAGTGTGGACGCCACGCGATTATGCAGCGTTCGCGCGTGAAGGTTTCATGCAAAACGCAATCGTCTATCGGTCGGTGCGAATGGTGGCAGAGGCAGCCGCTTCGATACCACTGTTGCTATATGAAGGCACGAGCGAGGTCGAAACACACCCTTTTCTCGATCTCATTTCGCGCCCGAGCCTCGACAATACGAGCGCCGATTTTTTTGAAAGCTGGTACGGGTACCTGTTGGTTGCCGGTAACGCATATGTAGAGGCGGTCGGTGTCGACGGCGTGTTGCGCGAGTTGCACGCGTTGCGCCCTGACCGGATGAAAGTGATTCCGGGAAGTGATGGCTGGCCGGATGGCTTTGAATACAGTGTGGGCGGTCGCGCGGTAAGGCTGCAGGGTGAAGTGGTCGACGGTGTGCGTGCGGTGCTTCACGTGCGTCTTTTTCATCCTGCCAACGATCACTACGGCATGAGTCCGATTGAAGCTGCTGCGGCGGCAATCGATATTCACAACCAAGCGGCAAAGTGGAACAAGGCACTGCTCGACAACTCCGCAAGGCCGTCTGGAGCGCTTGTCTATGCTTCGCGAGAAGGGCAACTGACCGAGGAGCAATTCCAGCGTTTGAAGGATGAACTCGAGATCGGTTTTCAAGGTACGCGCAGGGCCGGACGCCCTATGCTGCTGGAAGGCGGACTCGACTGGAAACAACTGAGCCTTAGCCCGAAGGACATGGATTTCGTCGAGGCCAAAAATGGTGCGGCCAGAGAAATCGCACTTGCGCTTGGCGTGCCGCCGATGTTGCTGGGTATTCCAGGTGACAACACCTATTCGAACTATCAAGAGGCTAGCCGTTCATTCTGGCGCCAGACCGTCTTGCCGCTTGTGACTCGGACGGCAAAGGCGATGTCCGCATGGCTTTCACCCGCATGGGGTGGTGGGCTGGAATTGCGACCAGATTTGGATCAGGTAGAGGCACTGTCTGGTGAACGTGATCAGCTCTGGCGAAGACTTGAACGGGCAACTTTCCTGACGCCGGATGAAAAGCGCGCCGCAGCAGGATATGGGCCGTTGCATGCCGACGAGATTGCCGCGGCTGAAAGCGCGAATTCCGTTGCCGGTCATGCAGCCGAGTAATGCGGAAAAATCCGGTTTTGTGCTTGCGGTCTGAACCGCTGTAGTCGGTTGCGCAAGTTGTTGGGTTGGAAAAAATGACGGTTCGGTTGAAAGGTTTGCTGATGGCAGATCACGATGACGCATGCGTGCGAAGAGGTGCCGAGGCGAAATTCATGCCGCTGGACTTGAAGAGCGTTGATGATGATGGCGCCTTTGCTGGATATGCCAGCCTTTTTGGTCGCGAAGACCTGAGCCGGGACGTGGTGTTGCGCGGTGCATTCACTGAAACCTTGGAAAAACGAGGCGCGCATGGTGTCAGGATGTTGTTCCAGCACGATCCGTCCCAGCCCATCGGGGTTTGGCATGAGATCAAGCAGGATTCCAAGGGTCTTCTTGCACGTGGTCGGCTGATGAAAGATGTCGAGAAGGCGCGAGAGGTGCTTTCACTCATGCGAGCGGGTGCGCTTGATGGCCTGTCGATCGGGTTCAAGGCCGTGAAGGCGCGACGCGATCCCAGGTCCGGCATCCGCTGGCTGGAGAAAATCGATCTTTGGGAAATTTCCGTTGTGACGTTTCCAATGTTGCCGGACGCACGCGTGAGCGGTTTCAAGCCAATGCCGTTCGCTGGCGAGGTGCCCACGGAACGAGAATTTGAACGCTGGCTCACGCGGGATGCTGGGCTCACGCGGTCACAAGCTCGCGCATTGATGCGTGAGGGTATGAAAGGTCTCCAAGCTCTGCGGGACGCGGGTGGAGGGCTAGGTGCGAACGTCAACCTGGCAACGCGGATACGTGAAGCCACGAGCCGTCTTCAGCGTAGCGTTCGCTGACGCAATCCCGAAACCATTGCAAATAGGAGAGCAGATTCATGACCGAAGTGACGGACCATGAAGTGAAGTCGGCTGGCGGTGATGTGGCACAAGCCTTCGATGAGTTCATGCGCGCATTCGAAGATTTCAAGGAGACCAACGACAGGCGTCTTGGAGAACTTGAGCAAAGAGGTGTAGCTGATCCCCTGACGGAGCAGAAGCTGGCACGGATCGACCGGGCACTTGACGCTATTCATGTAAGGTCAAATCGCTCGCCGATTGGTGACCGTGGCGAAAGTTCGCGCGAGCGCGGCGCTTCGCTTCAGCATAAAGCGGCTTTCGAGGGCTATGTGCGCGGCGGAGAGGCCGGTAACCTAAGGGCGCTTGAGGGCAAAGCGCTTTCGGTAGGATCCGAGCCGGACGGAGGTTATCTCGTTCCTGGCGAGACTGAAACCACGATCAATCGTGCGCTGCGAGACATTTCTCCCATCCGTGCGATAGCAGGTGTCAGGCAGGTTTCGGGCTCCGTCTACAAGCGGCCGTTCGCAGTATCCGGACTTGATACAGGATGGGTCGGAGAAGCAGCCGCGCGCAGTGAGACGACTGCGCCAACCCTGTCGGAATTGGCATTCCCGACAATGGAACTTTACGCGATGCCGGCAGCGACTGCCAGTCTGCTCGATGACAGCGCCGTCAATATCGATGGGTGGCTGGCGGAAGAAGTGCGTGTCGCCTTCGCGGAACAAGAGGGTACCGCTTTTGTAAGCGGCGATGGCATCAACAAGCCGCAGGGATTCCTGAGCTATCCGACGGTGGACAACAGCAGTTGGAGCTGGGGCAACATCGGCACGTTGTCAACCGGCGTCGCGGGCGCACTTCCAGCCACTGACGCAGGCGATGTTCTCATTGACCTGGTTTATGCGGTGAAATCCGCCTACCGGGCCAATGCGCATTTCGTCATGAACCGAGCGAGCCAGGCGCAAGTGCGCAAACTCAAGGATGGCGATGGCACATACCTGTGGCAACCATCGAGCGAACCGGGCCAAGCTCCGACGTTGATGGGCTTCCCGATTGCGGAATCTGAAGACATGCCCGATATCGGCACTGATAGTCTTTCGATCGCATTCGGCGATTTCCGTCGCGGCTACTTGATTGTTGACCGTGTCGGAATACGCGTTCTTCGCGACCCATATAGCGCCAAGCCCTACGTGCTCTTTTATACGACCAAGCGTGTAGGTGGTGGGGTGCAGGACTTCGACGCGATCAAGCTGCTCAGGTTTGGTGCATAAGAGGCAACAAAACCAGACTGGTTGATGTTTGCTTGTGAGGGCGTGTCCTGTGAAGGCGAGCCCTTCGCATTTCTCGAATTCGCGCGGTCTTCCTCCCGTCCGTGCGGAAACTGCGAGGCCGTCTTATCCCCGGGGCGGCCTCGCTCCTTATCATGCGTATCCCAGATGGTTGCTGTACAGGAGTTGACGCGCGATGGGAATTTATCAATTGAGTGGACCTGGCGCTGAGCCCATTTCGCTTGATGAGGTAAAAGCGCATGTCCGCATTGATGGATCGACTGAGGATGCGTTGTTGCAAAGCCTCATTCTTACCTCGCGACTGCACGTCGAGGCTGCGCTCGGTCTTGCACTTCTGAGCCAAAGCTGGCGGCTCGCGTTGGATGAGTGGCCGGACGACGGTGTGGTAAAGCTTCCGATCTCGCCGGTGAGTGCCGTAACCGAAGTACGTATACTGGCGGCAGATGGAACGCCCAGCGTTGTTGATGAAACGACATTCGAAATCGATCGCAGCCAACGTCCTGCACGGATGTTTCCAAAGAGCGGTGTATGGCCAAAAACTGCGAGGGCTATCGCAGGAATCGAGATCGATTTAGAGGTCGGATTTGGAGCATCAGCCAATGACGTTCCCGAACCCGTTCGCCAGGCGCTATTGCTGTTGATAGCGCATTGGTATGAGCATCGCGATCCGGTGGAGATTGGCAAACCTTCAACAGCAGTACCGCACGCTGTAAGCCGGCTGTTGCATCCTTACCGCGCGGTTCGATTGTAATGGATATAAGGATTGGAGATTTGCGCCACCGTCTCACACTGGAAATGGTGGTGCGCGCAGATGACGGTTGCGGTGGTGCTGAGGAAAACTGGGTTGCGATTGGCGAGATGTGGGGGGCAGTTCGTCCTGCTGGCGGATCGGAAAGGGAAGTCTCCGATCAACTGGCGGGCAATATCAGCCACGAAATCTGGATCCGATATCGCACTGGTGTGAACCCATCCATGCGGTTTCGTTCCGGTGCTCGCGTGTTCGAAGTGCGGGCAGCGATTGACGCTGATGAGCGTCGGCGATTTTTGAGGTGCTTTGCTGAGGAGCGTGATCTTTGAAAGTTGCTGCCGAAATATCGGGTGTCGGTTCTCGCTTTCGCCGCCTGGCTACCAATCGCATCAAAGAGCTTGCCGAAATTCAACAGCGGGAACGCGTATGGCAAAGTCGGATCGAAGCCGTCGTGAAACCACCTGCGATCGCACGAGACAATGATCTTGCCAATGCTCCGCGAGCCTGACCAGTCAAACAGTTGGTTTGGTACGTTGGCGGAGATGTAACACTTCAGCAGTCAGACATGGGTTTTCGTGGCAGATATGCGTCTGTCTGAAAGGGAATGTAGGTTATGGCGAGTGCGGGGTTGGAGCTTCAGGCAGCGGTTTATCAGAAACTGCGTTCCGATGCGGTGCTTGTTGCGCTGTTGGGTGGGCCAAAAATTTACGACGACGTGCCACAGCAGACGGCTTTTCCCTACATAACGTTCGGGCATAGCTTCATGCGTGACTGGTCAACAGCTTCGGATGTTGGCCACGAACATGTTGTGACCTTGCATGTTTGGTCAAGGGCGGCAGGCAAGAAGAAGGTGCATGAGATTATGTCAACGGTAGAGGACCTGTTGCATGACCGGCCGCTGCCCTTGACTGGGTTCAAGCTCGTCAATTTCAGACATGAGTATTCAGACGCGCGGCGCGACAACGATGGCCAGACCTACCACGGGACTTTGCGCTATCGCGCCGTGACGGAAGCCGAGACGCTCTAGGCAAACGAAATGGGATGCGCACGGGTTCATCGCACTGCGTCACGTCGATGGAACCGCGCTGCATTCCGTTGGAATTGGTGTGAATATCAGTTGAGTGAGCTGGGGTGACACGGCCCCAGGGCAAGGAGAAAGCAAAACATGGCAGCGCAGAAAGGCAAGGATCTTCTCTTGAAGGTTGATAGCGATGGTCTGGGAGTGTTTGTCACGGTTGCTGGATTGCGGTCACGGACACTTGCCTTCAACGCAGAGACGGTCGATGTAACTCATGCTGAATCGGCAGGCCATTG